TACTGAGGATAGCAATGAAACTATTGCTGAGTCTACGATGGGTGCTCCGGCTCCTGTGTTTAACCAGTCAGCAATCAATGCTGGTCAGTCGATGCAAGGTAGACCAACGCCAACCTACAACAACCCAATAGATCCTCAAGCATCTTTCGATGTCGAAGCGATGGCTCAAAGAGACGCAAGTCCAAACATACCAGTCCTCCAAGACCAAGGCTCCAGAGCACAAGACGCTACATCAATCATTCAAATGCAAGAGCAAGCTGGCGCATTGACCCAAGGCAAACGTGACGATGCTGTGCTTACAGCAGGTCTTGGCAGCGGCAGTCTCAGTGGTAGCGACCTTATCCGCATTGGCACAGCTATGGCTGGCGGTGCGTCACAAGGCGGCTTGAACGCTCTTGACAGAGCTGGTCGTGAGTTTGGTGCAATCGAAGACCGCAACCGAGCTGAACAAATCGCGCTAGATAAAGCCGCCGCAAAAGCAAAAGGCAAAGAAGGCGGCGACGACAATGCTGCACAAGTGTCATCAGGGATCGTCACTGGTCTAATCGATGAGGTAGTGCCAATCATCGATGACGATGCTAACGGTTTGTTTAACCGTATTTTCGGTGTGGGCGGCAACACCACTGGCATGTTTGGCAAGCTCTTGTCGAATGTAGGCGGCACAGACGCCAACAACTTACGAGCGCAGCTTGATACAATCAGATCAAACGTAGGCTTCGATAAACTTCAAGCAATGCGTGAGGCATCACCGACAGGCGGTGCATTGGGTAACGTCTCTGAGAAAGAGAACATGTACCTGCAAAGCGTCCTTGGTAACGTCGAGCAATCACAAAGCCCAGAACAGCTAAAGCGTAACTTGCTACGCCTCAGAGAAGCATATCTCGACATTGTACATGGATACGGCAACAGACCTAGTGGTACGCCGAACTATAACAGCGCACCTTCATCTGGGTCATCAAACGTAGACGACTTGTTACAGCAATACTAGGAGTAGGTAGATGGCTTCATTAGAGCGTCTGGGCGAGGCACTACGCAACGCTCACAACGCTGGTGATACGCAAGCAGCCAAACGCCTAGCTGACGCATACAGAGCAAAACAAGCATCAATGGCGCAACCACAACAAGAACGTGATGGCGCACTTGCTTACTCTGTAGACCGCGCACAACAGCTTCTTGGTAAAGGCGTAGAGGTAGCTGGAGATCTTGCACAGTCACCAGCCCTCAAAGCATATGGACAGAGCGTAGTAGCCCAGCAAGAAAAAGACATCGAAGCTGGCGGCTACAAGCCAACATATACTGGCACACTGCGTGACACCTACAAACAAGGCGGCATCAAGGATGCGCTAGGGTGGGTAGCAGAGAAGTCTATGGAGAACGCTGCGTCAGGTGGTCTGGCTATAGCTGGCACAGGCGCAGCAGCTATTACAGCCCCGTTCTCAGCCCCAGCAGCCGCACTGATCGGTGGTGGTACTTTAGTAGCATCAGGCGTGATGGGTGCAGGTGAGTCTGCGATGGAGCAAGAGGAGAAGACAGGAGACTACGACAGTAGAGTTGCTGCTGGCACAGGTGCCATCGTTGGTATCCTAGATAAGTTTGGTGCAAGCAAAGTCATCCCATCTTCAGCTCTGTCAAAGATGAGTGGCGAAGAGATCATCGAAGCTCTTATCAAATCTGGCAATCCAAACGCTGCAACAGCTATTGGTGGTCGTATTCTTAGGTCAACAGGCGTGGAAGCAGCCACAGAAACTACACAGGAAGCTGCTATTGCCGCTAGTGCGGCCTCTCAAGGCGGTCAGTATACGCAAGATGAGCTTATTGACCGAGGTTTAGAGGCTGCTGTGCTTGGCGGCACGATGGGTGGCACTACAACCACAGCTATTGAGGGTGCAAAAGCAACTGGTAGAGGCGTAAAGAACGTCACAGGCTTCGCCACTGAGGAAGTTACACCAGAAATAGAGGCAGCGCGGTCTGCATCAGCTAACAGATTAAGCAGAATTGCTCAAGGAAACGGGTTTAACCTTAAAAACGTGGGCAAAATGGGCAGCAAAGGTGCTGTAGACGCTGTAGACAACGCCCATACCGAGATCGTCAGTGAAATCGACCTAGCATTAGAGGGTCTAAGCCGTGATCCTCAGTCAACACTGAAGCCACAGAAGACTGACAGCGAAGAATTAGCAGCTAAGAAGGCAAAAGCACGTCTTGGGCTGAAGAACGCACGAAACAAGGTCAAAGGTGTAACCACCAATGACCAAATACAAGCTATTGAAGAGCTAGTGGGCGGCACAACAGAAGGCCAGCAACTCATTAACCTAGCGTTAGAGAGTAACGAACTCACAGCTCTTCATAAAGCTGGCTACGTCGGCGGTGTAAGCCAGTACACAGACCTTTTGTCGCCTCTAGGTTCCAATGCAGGGTACGACAGAGGCGCAGCCGCCACTGAGCGTCTACTAAGACCGCTTTTAACAGGCGGTGCAGCCTTCCAGACAGGCGGTTCGTCTCTAGCCATCCAAGGTGGGCTGGCGGCAGGTGGTCGTCTTGTGGACTTTATGACGGGCCGCAGAAGCCGTGTAGCTAAGTTCATCCGCGACAACCAAAACAAGACAGGCCAAAGCGTAACAGCTACAGCATCAGCTAGATCTAAGGCACTTGCAGCTTACAAAGCAAAACAAGCAGAGATCGCTAGGAAAAAGGCCGAGGCTGCTGAACAGGCACGACAGAGACAGCTTGCAAAAGACGAGGAAGAAGCACGGAAACGTGCGGCAGCAAAAGCACAGCGTAAAGAAAACGAAGCAATGTTTAATGACGGTACACGTCAGACTGCTGAGTATGCTCCAACCAGCCCACAGCAGACTTTGCTTTTAGGCACAGGCATGGACTTAAAGAACGTGCTTATTGTACTGGAAGAACTTGCCAAAAGCGATGACTACAGTGCATCTGCCAAAGCAGCTTTGAAGAGTCTAAAATCTGGTGGAGCTATCGAAGTCGATGGACGCCCAGCTTTAAGCAACTTGATAAGAATCATCAACGCTGCTGTAGACACAGGCCGATCATCTGCACAGGTTGTTAGACCAAACGGACGTGATTTAGGAGCGTTTGAACGCTACAAAAACGGACAAGCTGAGAACGCAAACATACAACGCGGCATCGAAGCCAACAAAGCAGCAGCCCAAGCACTTATAGATGCCGTTGATGCCGACCAGACATTAGATCCTGTGACTAAAGGTATTATTAAGGGAAAGTTAAACATCTTTCAAAAAGATGTTCTAAGTGCTGATCCACTAAGTCGAGCACAGCAAGAGCTGCAAGAAGCTGTTACAGCGATCCAAGCCAACAACGGTAACATCGAAGCCGCACAGCAGTATTTAGGTCAGTATATCAAGAGAATTGAGACGCAGCAAAGAGCTAGGCAGCAACAACAGCAAAACCAGCAGCAAAACCAACAACAGAACCAGACGCAAAACCAACAACAGAACCAGACGCAATCATCAGATGACCCATTAAGACCGCTTGATCGTCCTAATTCGTTTTTACACAGTAAATCCAGACAGCAGTTAAACAAAGAATTAACTGAAGAACTTGCTGAGGCTGCAAAAGATCTTCGGTATAATCAGCAAGGTCAATATAGATACTCTTCTAAAGATAATGTTGTAGGTAAAGCTAACTTTGTTGCTAAATATGATGACGCAACAGTTTCTTTCATTGCACAAGTAAAACCAGAACTAGATGAACTATGTGATCGTTTCAATGTGCCACGCATAAGAGGCATGGTTCCGTATGCTTATGGTGGTGGTGCCAGAATGGGCGACGGGGTCATGTACTTCAATGCTCGTACCTTTAATAACCTAACAAAACAAATAGGTGCTGATAAGGTAGGCTGGGAAACTACCACTTGGAAATGGGGCGACTCTTTCAAAGATGTTCCTAAATCGACTTATTACTTCTTCGACAATAAGAATGATGCTGCCCGTGCAATTATGTACCATGAGTTAGGCCATCACATTCATCAACAGTTTGCTAGTAAAGATGGAGGAGTTACCGACTTTCCTCTTGAAGAATATGCAAAGACAAAAGCAAAGAAGGCACCCACTAAATACGCTGGCAAAAACGTACAAGAATGGTTTGCAGAGAACTTTGAAATGTACTGGATGGATCGTAAAGAAGTCGTAGACCCAGACTTCATTGAGATGATAGAATACGTCTTACTAAACAAAGGAGTTCCGTCGTGACAAAAGCATTTGATGAAGTAGAAGATCTAGTGTTTTCTGTTGAAGACAGGCCACTCACTATAGATGAGATGAATAAAATAGAGTCTCTGAAACCTGAGATGACTGAACAGGAAAGAGAACTCGATTTGCTGTTTCTATTAGAAACTGTAGATGTTCCTGAGTTTTACGAAACCAATGGGAGCACCTAAGAACCCACGCCTCAAATCGCCTTCTAAAACAGGCCGTGGTATCCATCCCCAGAAGGCACCCAAGAACAACTATTTCTCGACACTCATGCAGACCCCAGAGGGTCGAGAGCTAAGACGACAGTGGTCGCTGAAGAAGCGAAAGAACGCTGGTCGTCCTAAAGGTACGCCCGATGGTCTTCGGAAAGAGCAAGCCGATGCTATGAGGGCTAAGATTAAAAAGGAAGCAGTAAAGGTGGTAGAAATCATGGCTGAAAAAGCTGGAATAGAAGACGAATATGCAAAGGAAGCTCTAGGCACTGCCGTAGAGGTCATGCGTATGCAAGGCGAAACCCGTGAACGTCTGTCAGCCGCACGGCTGATCTTAGACTTCACCAAGCAGAAGCCTGTGGCTAAGTCGGAAGTAGCTGTGGCGAAAGCCGAGGACTTCTTGGCATCGTTGTTAGCTGAAGAAGAAGATGCACCCGAAGCTAAAAGCAGTTCGTAAGCGTCTACTCACCGACTTTCCTTTTTATGCAAAATCCGCACTAAAGATCAGAACAAAAGCAGGTGACATTGCTCCACTGAAGTTGAACCCTGCACAACAAATCCTCGACAAAGCAGTACAACAGCAACTTGATGCCGAAGGCAAGATTAGGGTCATTATCCTAAAAGCTAGGCAGCAAGGACTAAGTACCTACACGGGCGGTTACTTATATTACGCTGTGTCACAACAAAAAGCCCGTAAAGCTATGGTGATTACACACCATGCGGATAGTACCAGAGCTTTGTTTGATATGACGAAGCGACTGCACGAACACTGTCCACCGATCTTGAAACCTCATACGAAGTACAGCAGTAGAAGGGAATTATCATTTGATGTCCTTGACTCAAGCTATGTCGTTGCCACAGCGGGTGGTGACTCAGTTGGTAGGGGTGAAACGCTCACCCACGCGCACTGTAGTGAGATGGGCTTCTGGCCTAAATCAACGGCTCAAGACATATGGAATGGTCTGGCACAGGCTGTCCCGAATACTGCTGGCACTGCTATCTTTATCGAAAGTACGGCAAACGGTGTAACGGGTATTTACCATGAACTCTGGAAAGGCGCGGTAGAAGGAACTAACGGTTTTGTACCTGTCTTTATCCCTTGGTATGTCGATCCGACATATGCAGAGGACGTACCAGAGAACTTTGAGCAAACACCAGAGGAGAAAGAGCTGGTCGAGTTATACGACCTGTCTGATGCTCAACTGATGTTTCGCCGCCGTAAGATCGCTCAGAACGGCATAGAATTATTCAAGCAAGAATATCCTGCCGAGCCTTCTGAAGCCTTCCTTACCACTGGACGCCCTGTGTTTAACCCAGAGCAACTACAAAAGAGACTGGGTAAGACACAGGATGTCAAAGAACGATTGGCCTTAGAAGGCGATGAGTTCTTACCGAACATACGCGGAGAGCTGACTACTTACTACGAACATGATGAGGGTATGCAATATGTCATTGGGGCAGATAGCTCTATGGGTATCAGAAATGGAGACTACTCAGTTGCACAAGTGCTCGACAGCAAGAAGAGGCAAGTCGCAACATGGCGTGGTCATGTCCACCCTGATTACTTTGCGGAAGTTTTGTATGCGCTAGGTGAGTTCTACAACGAGGCATTTATTATCGTCGAGAACAACAGCCACGGCATACTGACTTGTACAAGGCTAGGCAAAGACTTTGCTTACCCGAACTTTTACACAGAAGTTCACGTTGATAAGCTCACTGACCGTGAAACCATCAAGCTAGGCTTCACAACCACATCGAAAACTAAACCTCTCATTATTGACCAACTCCGAGCATCGATGCGCGAAGAAGAGGTCGAACTAAATGATAAGACAACAATCCGAGAAATGATGACTTACATCGTTACCGAAAGCGGCGCGATGGAAGCTGAACCCTCTTGTTTTGATGACTGTGTAATGAGCCTTGCATTGGCGAACCATGTCCACGAAGGCGCATGGGAACCTGTGGAGACACCTAATGAATTATACGTTGAAATGGTCTAAAACATGGCAAAAGTAGAAGATTACGAAAAGCTAGAAGATGATGAAATCGTTGCTATCCTAGATACCAACATTCGGCAATCAATCGGCTATTACGACAGCGACCTTGCAAGAGAACGCAAGAAAGTCACTGATTACTACAACGCCACGCTTCCAAAGCCAGCGCATGATGGCAACAGCCGTTATGTCAGCCAAGATGTATATGACAGCGTTGAGTCAATGAAGGCTGCACTGCTAGAGACTTTCTCTAGTGGCAACAAGATCGTTAAGTTTGCTCCGCAAGGGCCAGACGATGTGGTTCTTGCTGACGTATGTAGTGCCTACACTGATTATGTCTTGTTTAGGCAAAACGATGGTTTTGGTGTGTTTCGGTCAGTTATTCACGATGGCCTTGTTGCACGTTGCGGCATAGCCAAAGTGTTCTGGCAGGAGATGTTTGAAGACGACATCAAAGAGTTCAATCAGCTAACACAAGATGAGCTAGACATGGTTCTAGCTGAAGATGAAGTAGAGCTGGTCGAGAGCAACGAAGACGAAAACGGTCTTTTGTCTGGTCTTATCTCTACACCAAGAGATGTCAGCAAAGTCTGTATTGAGCCTGTACCGCCAGAAGAGTTCTTGATTGAAAGCCAAGCTGTAAGCCTAGACACCGTAAACTTTGTGGCCCACAGAAGCCGTAAGACACTCAGTGAGCTGCGTGAGATGGGCTTTAGTGAGAAGAAGCTGTCGAAGATCGGTGACGCACATGAAGATGTAGAGCTAGAGACAGACGCTGAGATCCTTGCACGACATAACGACATCGGGGCTGACAGAGGACACAACGCTCACGGCTACCAAGACCAAATCCGCAATATCATGGTCTACGAAGCCTACATTAACATCGACATCGAAGGCACAGGCATTGCAAAGCTGCACCGCATACTAAAAGCAGGAAACGTACTGCTTGAAGTAGACGAAGTGAAGCGCATACCGTTTGTTACATTCTCGCCTCTTCCTATTCCACATGCGTTCTACGGTAGCAACTTTGCTGAAAAGCTGATTGCCACACAGAACGCTAGAACGATCCTTACACGGTCTATCCTTGATCACGCTATGATCACCAACAACCCACGTTATATGGTTGTCAAAGGTGGTCTGACTAATCCGCGTGAGCTTATAGACAACAGAGTGGGTGGCCTAGTAAATGTGAGTAGACCCGATGCTATCTCACCAATGCCACAGGCATCATTGAACCCGTTTGTATTCCAGACGCTTCAGCTCTTAGATGAAGACAAAGAAGACAACACAGGCGTATCTCGCTTGTCACAAGGGTTGAACAAGGATGCCATAAGCCACCAAAACAGTGCCGCAATGGTCGAGCAACTGGCTACCATGTCACAGCAGAGACAAAAGATCATTGCTCGTAACTTTGCCAACCAGTTCGTAAAGCCGTTGTTCCACATGGCGTACCAGATCTGTGTCGAGAACGAAGATCAGCAGAAGATCATCGACATTGCTGGTGAATATGTGCAAGTAGATCCTTCACGTTGGGAAGACAAACGTGATGTGACAGTGCAACTGCACCTTGGATACGGAGAACAAGAAGCAGAGAGCCAGAAGCGTATGGCTATACATACTCTGTTCTCACAAGATCCAATCCTGTCATCAATGTACTTACCTCAGAACGCATATGCTCTGACCAAAGATACATTAGAAAGATCGGGCATCCTCAATGTTGCCGACTACTTGACACCACCTGATCAAATACCGCCGCCACCGCCTGATCCTGCACAAGAGATGCAGATGCAGATGGCTGCGAAACAGATTGAACTACAAGAGCGTCAGACTGCCGTTGCAGAAGCAAAGGCACAGGTCGATGCACAAGTTCAACAGATGAAGCTACAGCTTGAGAAGATGAAGGCTGAAGCTCAACACGCTCTACAGAGCGACAATCAAGACCTCAAAGAACAGCAGTTTAAGTTCAAGCAGTTCATCGACTCAAATGAGCTGGAGATCCTACGCACTGCCGAAGATCTGAGAGGTATAGCCAGCCCGACAGGGTAATAGGAGAGTGAAGTGCAGACCAACGAAGAAGAGCAGTTAATCCGTCAAGGAGAAAACGCCGAGAACCTATTAGGCATCGAAGCGTTCTCTGAAACGATTGACAAAATGGTGCATCAAACATTCCAGAACTTTGTGAACTCTAAGTCAGAGGAAACAGAGGTCAGGGAGCGTACATATGCCCATTACCGAGCCTTGGTAGACATCGTACAGACCTTGCAACAGCAAGTATCAGTAAAGAACGAGATCTTAGCCAAGTATGAACGTGACAACAACAAAGAGGGTGAATAGCACCATGTCAGACGTGCAAGAAACCAACTTAAATGAGGGCAAGCCCCTCGATATCGAAGATGCCATCCTTGCTAAATGGGACGACGCTGAAGAGCTATCAGAAGATGAGGCAGAGGCAACTCAAGATGATCCAAATGAAGAGACAGAGGATGTTCTTGAGGAAGAAGAGATAGAAGACGCCACCGAAAGTGAAGATGAAGAAACAGACCCAGACGAAGAAGAGGAAACCGACGAAGATGAAGCTGATGATTCAGAAGATGACGAAGATGGCGAAGAAGCCGCTACGGTGTCTGACGAAACTGAAGTGGAAGTTTTCGTCAATGGTGAATCAAAGATGGTATCTGTTGCGTCACTTAAACGATTGGCTGGTCAAGAAGCTAGTCTCACTCAAAAGTCTCAGCAAGTTGCTGAACAGCGAAAAGAAGCTGAAACAGCTATTGAAAAGAACCACATCGTTATCCAGAAGATGTTGCAACGTGCTCATGAGAAGCTCAAGCCTTACGCTGAAGTGGATATGCTCGTTGCCAGCAAAACTATGGAAACGGAAGACTTTGCACAACTTAGGAAAGAAGCAGCAGCCGCGCAAGACGAGGTGAAGTTTCTGGAACAAGAAGCAGATGCTTTTTATAAAGACTTGAAAGAACAGAACACACAGCAGCAGCAGAAAGCAGCTCAAGAGTGTGTAAAGATCTTACAAGAAGACTTACCTGATTGGAGCAACAAGCTCTATGACGACATAAGAAGCTATGCAGTCTCTCAAGGCTTACCAAAAGAGGCTGTCGATCAGTACGTCGATCCAAATGTTATCAAGTTGATTAACAAGGCTCGACTATATGATGGCGGCAAACAGGTAGCTTTGACTAAGAAGAAAAAGACTGCTGCCAAAGCAAAGGTTCTTAGAACTAAGAAATCACCCGACAAGAACGCATCATCCAAGGCTACGGCTGAGAAAGCTAGGCAAAAGATGGTCGCTAATGGTGGGCGAGACTTAGATGATATAGCTGCTGCAATTCTTGGAAACTGGGAAGTAGAAAACCCATAA